TTTCGTTCTTTTCGTAATCTTCAATTTTTACCATTGGATAAAATTATGTGCCATTAGGCAGATTAATAATAGGATTGCAATTGTCAGATAATCTTTGTTTTTTTGTTTCATTTTTGATTTTTTAAATTTATATAGCAATATTACAAAGGTATTTTGATATAAAAAAATATTTTACAAACTTATTTCAAACTTTATTCAAAATATGGCTCAAAGTCAATACAGATAAGGAAAAATAATTTAAAAAAAAGTGCCGATTATAGAAATAATCGGCATCATTTAATAAAAACAAAGTAATATACCATCCCTGATATGCATAACAAATATAAGTAAAAACCGCCCAATATAAAAATATAGGCGGTTGGATTTCGGCAATAGCGCATTGCTTAGGATAACTATCTTATATAAAAACCCTTATTGCCTACTATAAATTTATGAAAAATCAACGATAAATTCTTTACAAAGAGAGTATAATTCTAATCTTGAATCTAATCCAGTAAGACCTCCATTTATTCGCTTAACTATATGAATCATATTATTTGCAATTGCAGCTGAAATTAAATCTTTAGCAATTGCGAAAATATAACAGGCTGAGTGTAGTGCCATGTCATCATTGGTGCGAATGTCATCCGCTATCTGATCCAATGGTTTTATAATCTTAAATTTCTGTCTTATAAATGATGAAAATGCCACAAAATTAAGGCGCCCTGTCATCTGTATAAATCCTGATCCTCTGAATCTCCATCCATCACCAGGTTGAATATTGCCAAGATCCCTTCTATTGCCATAAACTTCTTCAGCTAATAGTTTTTCATTTGTGCTAAATTTTACTGCTTTTTCCCAAGACTGGAATCTCGTTGGCCATACCTGAATCAATCTCTTAGCTGAGTAATTAAGTTTTTCAACTTTATCTTCAAAATGATTTGATTCATGGATTACATTGGCGAGAAATTCGTGTAATATGTTTGCAGAATCAATCCCATACATGGGACAAACTTCATTTATTAACTGAGATAACTTTTTTGCTCTTTCAATTTCTAATTTTGGAACGATTTTAAGCAGTATTTCTTCAGTTAATATAAACATTAATAAAAGTTAAAAGGTTGCTCCTATGAGCCTTAAAATAGGTTTACGAACAATTATTAGTGATAAGATGAGAATGATTAACCATAAATACATATTTCTATGCTTTAGCTGCTTAATTCTGTCCTCTCTTATTAATATTTTAGTATTTAAATCTGCAATAGATTTGTTGTAAAAAATTGAATCTTTAGATTTTGATTCTTTATAGAATTTATACGATGCAGTATTTTCTTTTGTGATCGTAACTGTTTTCAGAATTATCTTGTCTTTACAATTACATGGCAATTTTGTTCTTATTGTGTCCTGCTTTAGCCATCTAATATTCTCAATTGTCATCGTATCTGATATGTAATCTAATGTAATTATCGTATCAGATTTAATAGGAAACCTATCTGCGCAGTTTTTTGCAGTAAATAATTCATTCTTATCAAGATATTTATTGACTTTTTTAGCGTTTAAGCAACTTGAAAGCAATAATAATATTAATAAGTTACGCATTGTGATCCTTTGAAAGATAACCAAGAGCTGCTAATGAAGCAGCGAATACGATTCTCACTATTGTTGCAGTATCAAAATGATATCCAGTACCTTCAATAACTGGCTGAATGGCAACAATTATTGCTAATATAATACCTGCGATAGTTGTCTTATGATTCTTCATTTTTCTTAGTTTTAAAGTTTCGTATAATAGATGGCAGACTTCTTAGTATAGATGTTATACTTGCTAATATGGCGAATAATCCTACAAAGTGGTTCATGCTCATAAATGATAGGCTGCTAAATAACCAAACGAGTAGGAGGTCGAATTTATTGTCGATGTTGTGTATCATAGTGTCGGATTTAAGGTTTTCATTTATCATAATACAAGAATTGTGCTAACTTTTTACATAGATTAAAAATTGATGTTGTTCCGGTATATCATCTTCTGATATTTCAAATGATTCGGGATGATCTACAATAGCAGGAAAATCCTCTAATGGCAACATCCATCCTTCAGTAACTACTACTGTATAAGTATTAGTTCCTACACTATTTATCTGTCTTATATGTCTCATTATTGCGCTTTATATGTTAATGTAAATTTCCACCCTCTTGCAGTTGCAGGACTTCCTGTTGCACCTAATTCATACCCTGTGTTTGCAGCATCTCTTCTTATAAAACCATAATATGAAGTTGATGTAATTGCAGGTGCAGTTGCATGAACAGTACATATAGAAGTAAATAAATAGTTACTTGCTGCACTCCATCCTGTAGGTGTTACTGGTGTAGGCATATCTGAAGGCAAAGGAAATGAAAATGCAGTAATAGCCACACTTGGATTTGCATATAATAGATTGACTTCAACAGTTACAGTTTTACCAATTTGTGACCACGAGTAATTGGCTGAAGTTAAAGATGATGGTGCACTTGTTCCCACCCATGCAATAGTTCCAGATATAGCTGCCTCTGCAACATCTCTGTATGTCTGCGTAGTTACATTTGCTGCGGATGCAGTATTGTTCGCTTGTAATGAATATGCGGATATGTTCTTACGTTGGAAGACTGATGTATCTGCCCATGTTGGAGTACCTGTACCTGCTGATACTAACATTTGTCCACTTGTTCCTGCGGCAGTAGTTCCCAATGCAGTAGTAGTAGAACCAAACGCTACACCTCCTTGAGTGAATAATGATGATTGACCAGTTCCCCCACGATTATAAGCAACAGTTGTACCATTCCATTGTGCTGAAGTTATAGAGCCGCCATAGTCAAAAGTGTTAGTTGACCAAGATACATTTGAAGGAGTTTGAAAGTGTGAATCCCATGTACCTGCGGCAGTTGTATTGTTCAATAATTCTAAGATCATATAACCCCCACTTCCAACTGCCTTAACCAATGTACCAGAATTATTATTCACATTTATATTGCCACTTGATTGGTTATTATTAAATGAAAAAATAGTTCCATTAGTTAGTGTTGTAGCATTTGGCAATTGATATGTTTGACTACCAGAGCCAGTAGTTACTAAATGTACGGGAGTTGAATCTACGGTCAAAATAACTGTAGTACCTGCGGCAATCATTGAAGTAAATCCATTGAAATAAGCATTAGCAGTTACATTTTTTTCCCCCATGTTAAGGTTAGATGTTGCTCCTGTATATGGTACACCATCTGTTATTCTTAAATATTTGTTAGATAAAGTAGCGCTATCTACCAATAGTGTACCCGAATTGGTAATAGTACCTCCGCTTAAACCATAGCCCGTAGCTACACTGGTTACAGTACCGCTTCCGCCCGTTGGTATTGCTTGTGTTTGTAATTCGCCAGTACTTGTAGTTATTACCATACGATTACCTGTACCAACTAAATCTCGTAATAAAGTCTTACCGGTTACATCTAACGAGTAAGCAGTATTAGGTGTTAGATTGTTAATTCCAAAAGTTTGACTATTTGCAGGTACAAAAAAAACATTACCAATATAAGATCCTGTAGATGTATTATATGAATTTAAAATAAAATCATTATCACCTTGACCTAATATAAATTGATTAATATTATCGTGCTGAAATCTAATGTTATTAGTAGATCCTATTGCAGAATTAAGTTTTATAATATTATCGCCTAATCCTGTAGTATTAATTGTAATTATGCCTGTCCCATCGTCTTGTATTGTACTATTTCCTAAAGTTGATGTACTTGTAAATTTAGGTATACGGTTAATTGTTCCACTAATACTTCCTCCACCACTTGCATTTCCTCTAATTAATAAATCGTTTGATGTGCTACCTTTAAAAATTCTTATTGTAGAATCATTTATCTTAGTTACATCATTTACAAATTTATTTGTTGTATCAATCTTTCTCAAATATGAATTAAGCATATTAGAAGTATCACTAATATTTAATTTTAAGTTTATTCTATTACTTAATGATGCGGTATCAGTTTTTCTCAGATATTTACTAAGCATTGTAGAAGTATCACTAATATTTAATTTTAAGTTTATTCTATTACTTAGTGATGCGGTATCTATTTCTCTAAGATATTTGCTTAGCATAGATGTTGTATCATTTATTCTTAAATATTTTGCAGATAAAGTTGATGAATCAATAATAATAGTACCAGTAATTGAAATAGGTCCACCTGTTAAACCATATCCAGTAGCAATATTAGTTACTGTACCATTTCCACCACTTGAACCTCTGGGTAGTTCAATATCGGTTGAATTATTACCTTTAAAAATTCTAATAGTTGAATCATTAACTTTAGTTACATTATTTACCCATTTATTTGTAGTATCAATCTTTCTTAAATATGGACTTAACATTGCAGTTGTATCAGTTCTTCTTAAATATTTACTAAGCATTGCAGTAGTATCAATCTTTCTTAGGTATGGTAATAACATTGCAGTAGTATCAATCTTTCTTAAGTATGGCAATAACATAGCAGTAGTATCTATTTCTCTTAGATATTTACTTAGCATCGCAGCAGTATCTGATTTTCTTAGATACTTACCACTTAATGTAGCAGAGTCAACTATTAATATTCCAGTTGATGTAATTGGTCCTCCAGTTAATCCATAACCGGTAGCAACTGATATAACTGTTCCTGATCCACTTGAACCACGAGGCAACAATATGTCTGTTGCAGTTGATCCTTTAAATACTGTAATGGTGCTATCGTTCTTCTTAGTTACGTTATTTACAAATCTATTTGTAGTGTCTATTTTTCTGAGATATTTACTAAGCATAGTTGTCGTATCTGCAATATTTAACTTAAGATTTATTCTATTGCTCAAACTTGCAGTATCAATCTTTCTCAAATACTTGCTTAACATCGCCGTTGTATCTATCTTCCGTAAATATGGTAACAACATTGCAGAAGTATCTGTCTTTCTAAGATATTTACTCAGCATAGTTGCAGTATCACTAATATTTACTTTTAAATTAATTCTATTACTTAATGATGTAGTATCAGTCTTAGGCCATGAATTGATTGATCTCACAACATGATTTGCATTATATCCTAATGGTTTAAATGAAGATGTATCCGCAGTTGAAGTTGTTGTACTATCTGTGTCTAAATAAAGGTATTTTGCTCCTATATAAACTATTTCACTATCAAGATAAATCTCTCCTCTACCAAAAGCATTAATGTCTATAGTTTTTTGACCGTAAATATTAAAATTATGTTTGCCGTAAATTATAACATCTTTAGTTAATACTCCTCCTAATGAAATGGAATCTGTACCACTAAGACCATTATATCCAATTGATCCTCCTGATCCTGCAATCGTATTCCATCCATTCGCATTTGTCCAAGTATATAGCAAGTTATTACAAGTATCCATTGCAATAGCACCCTCTTTTGCAATTGAATTTCGTGTAGTAGGTATTCCACAGAATGAAGGAATATGTAGAGTAGAATCGACTTTTAATCGTTTCATCTGGTATCCTGCTGCAGTCATTGGTGTATATTGTTGTGCAAATACATTACTAACGCAAAATGTAAGTAAGATTATTATTATTATTTTTTTCATATTATATATCTCCTGTTGTTATTGTTATTGGTCCAGTTCCCTTAAAATTTGCAGTAAAAGTAACCATATTATCAAATGAAGATGTTTCATTTATTGACTCTAAAATAATATAACCACTTTTATTCAAATAATGTGTAGCACTAATATCTTGTTCATACCATCTACAAGCAAGTTGAGTACCTGCTATCAAATATCCATATAAATTCTCTACCGTTACATCATCAGTAGTACCATTAACTAATAATGTTAAACCTTCAATAGTTCCACTCCATTGTATAGCACCTGAAACATTGGTTCTGAATCTGCCTGAACCTTTTATTGAGGTTTCTATTATATCATTAGATATATCAAATGTTATACTTCTTGCACATGCTACGGTAAATCCATCATCAGTAAGCAATAATAAAACATCTTCTCCTCTTACTTTAGCCATTATTAACTTTTTTCGTATAAATAATTAAACTCATAAAATTTACTATTACAAAATATATAAAAATAATCAAAACCACTTGGATTTAAATCAGGATCTGATCCGCCAATAATTGTTGGAAAATAAATCCATTGATATAATGTCAAATTACAACTACCATTTTTGTAATCTATAGTCATTTTACCTGGTACATATCTTGAATGATAAGGATCATTTGCAGGAATAAATACTGCAAATGGTGTTAATACATTCTCTGCATTTATTAAATTTAAGTAATTTCCTTCAAACTTTGTCTTTGCAAAATAATTAGAAAATAATGCTTCTTGTGTCATTCCATTACCTAAATTACTAAAAGTAAATCCTAAAGGTGTAGATGGATATTTCCAAATTGTACACCTATTTCTAATGTATCCAATATATGTTTGCAACATTAATGTACCATTAATTGAAGTACTTGGTGAATTATCAATGTATATCTCTTTATCAATATTATTCTTTAAATTGTTTAATTGATAATCTTCATGGGTATGTCCAATTATTTTAATTATTCCATTAATATTATTATAAACATTAAAACTTAAATTTTTATAATGTGTTTCATAATTTGTATTATTTGAAGATGCTGAAGTTAAAAAAGGAAATACTATTCCATTATATGGCAATGATTTTGATTTTACTTTTACTGTATGCCATCCATTTGCATTATCTCCAGATAAAATTTGAAATACTATGCCATAAGGAGTTCCTGAAAAAGTAGTTATCCAATTACCATCAGTTGAAATCCATTTAGTAGGTATTATTCCATCCTGTAAAGCAATTTCAAAAACATTTGTAACTATACCAGGTTCACTATTTTCAGTTTTATAATCAAAAGACCATTCTAAAACATCCCCTTCACTTAATTCAATTCCTTCATACATTATAGCTCTGGTAGTATCGTATGGTTGTCCTTTTATAACAATATACCTATCTATTTCTGTGCCATAAGATTCAGATGTTATATCATTATCAAAAACAACTCTAATTAATTTTGTTACAGTAGGAGAAGGATGATCCACCCATGGTATCCAATAAAACAAATCATATTCTTTTATTATATTAGTTCCTGAATTATATTCTGAAATAAGCGGACCTAATTCTTGCAAATTATTATTTTTCATTAAAGACTCAGGATGAATATAATTAAATGTTTCCTTAACGTATTGAAATGGTCGTACAATTGATTTTAATACTCCAGTTTCCATATCATTACCACTTAAAAAAGTAAATGGTACAATATTTTTAGTTACTCCTGATGTATTAAAATCATAATCATAACCAAATCCTGACCATGTAGCACCAGATAAAGTTAAATAATTATACATTTCATCAAATCTTACAATATACCATGCTCCATGTGCTTGAAATAAGGATGCATTGAATCTACTTAATATCTGTTCTAATATATCATAACAACTTAGCCACGAGTCATTTCTTTTGAAAGTATTTATCAATAAAAATGTATCTAAAACAAGTTCATTTGTAGTTCCACCATTAGGACATAATGTTGACATTACATTTGTATTTAAATCTAAATTAGTAGAACGCAAACAAAGTCTTAGAATTTGTGCAAGAGAAAAATAATTAACTAAATCAACTGGAGCAGTATAAGTTAAATCAAATGTTATTGTACCTGAAAATGGAACAACAATTCCTATGTTTATTAAATATCCAAGAATTGAGCCACTATATGAGATATTATAACAAATAAAATTATAAGTATTTGTTCCATCAAATAAACTAAAAGTATCTCCATTTTTCAAAACTCCTATTCGAGGATCTAATGTTTGTATCGTATTATTGGCAACAGGAAATAAATTGGTTATTGAAATTGCTGATATAACTGTAGGTCCGCCAATATTAACTGCTGCTTGATCTAAGGTTATATCTTTTAAAATTCCTAAATTATCAGTAAATGTTAAACTTATTTCATGGTTAAAATCAACATACAATTCAGCACAATCATCTTGAAGTAAATATCCGACAAATAATATCTCATCAGTTTGTCCTCTTTTTACAATTGCCTTAAAAGTATTATCTTCTTCTGAATAAAAATCTTGTAATGATAATCCATTGGAATCAGTTATAATATTAACCTTTAAAGTACAACCTCTAATAGGAGCTTTAGGATCATCTTCTTGCCATTCTTGAATAATTGGATTACCAGATAATACTATGTCAATTGGAGTACCTGTAAAGTCCTTCTTTTCTATTTGCAACTTAACTGTCATTAATGGCAGAAAAGAATCAAACTCGTTAGAATATATTACTGAATAACTCATTAAGTTGTGCGGCCATAAGTTTGACCATACTTTTTATTGCTGAAAAATATATCTTGACCTCTAAGCATTCCAAATACTTCTATTTGTCCGCCTACACCACCCATCATTTGAGATGTTTGTGCTGCAGGAATAACCTGTGATCCACGAGGTAAATTAATTAACTCTGGACCTCTCTCTCCAACCAATGCCATTCCACCTGGTGCATTACGAGTACCAACTGCAAATGCACTTCTTGAAGTTAAATTCTTTAATGCTGCTGATAATGCAACTAATGCAATACCAACACCAATAGCTGCAAAAGGATTAGCTAATAATTGCGAAATTGCTTGTTGAGCAATAACTGCTAAAAATCCTATTTTAATTAATTGCTCTCCTAAAGATTGTACTCCTGATGCTAATAATTCAAAAACACCTTTAAATACATCACCAAAATTACCTCCACTTATTGCAGCTCCTAATGCTTCACCAAATTTTATTGCAATATTTGCAGCAGCATCTGTTAAGAATCCAGTTGCAGCACTATCTATTTGTTTACTATAATCTTCCCATGCTTTTTTAATTTCAGCAGCAGATGTTGTTAAATCAGCTCTTACATTTTGTACAAATTCTGGAGGTACAATACTTCCTTGAATTGCTTTAAAATCTGCTTGAATTTCAATGGGTACTTTTATAGGTTTTATATTTTGAGCAATTTTTGGAATTGGTATTTCATTTGTTTGTGGTTTAAAATCCCATGGCAACATAATTGCCTTTGCTGCATTTTCAAGATTACTTTTTAATTTTAATAATAACTGATCATATTTTAAATCTTGTAACCTTGCCTCTAAATTAACATATACTGTATCTTTATTTGATACATTAAATTTCTCAATTATTGTACCTAAAATATTTTCAAACTCTTTTATTTTATCCTTATTGATATCAAATTGTGGAGTTCCTAATGAAAATCCTACAGATTGAACAGATACTAACTTTTTCTCAAATTGTGCTATTGCTTGTGCGAGTGTTTCCGTTCCTTTAGCTGCTTTATTTAAATCATCTGAAGGCAATTTAATTCCTTTAGATACTTCAGATAAGTTATTAGTTAATTCTTGGATATTTTTTTGAGTAAAATCAATTTCTTTATTTTGCTGGTCACTATATCCAGTTTCTATTTTTCTTAATTCTGCTTCTGCTTGTTGAATTTTTAAATAAACTCCAGGTTGGTCACCTAATGATTTTAAATATTTAATTTGACTTTTTAATAAATCAGTTTGTACTGTATTTGCAAGATTCTTTTGCTTTTTTTCATTCCCAGTTAAAGTTGTTCCTTGTAATTCTAATAATTTAGTAATCTCTTTATCTAACTTAGCCTGTAAAACTTTGGCAGTAACGATAGTTTTTAAACTTTCCAAATATAATTTGTAAGAAGAAGTTAAACCTACTACTTGATCACCTTCTAACTTTAATTGATTAAAAACTTCTGGATTAATTTTCTGAAGTTCTTTTATTGCTTCTATTTTTCTTTTTCTTGTTTCAGTTTCATTCTCTAATACTGCTATCAATGAAGTAACATTAGATGTTTCTGAACCAACTGAAGATTCAATAGATCTTAATGATTTAGCGGTTTCATCTGTAGCATCCTTAGCCTCTTTGCTCTTTCGAGTCCATGCACTAAATCCAATTTGAGCAAATGTAATGGCAGTTGTTACCGCTGCAAATGCAAGTGATAACCCAGCAGGACCAGCTAATGATGCTCCTAAATTAGATAATAAAGATTTCCCTGTTGCTGCTGCTTCTTTACGAGCTGATGCTAATGAATCAATAAAAGGTGTAATGTTGTTAGCAATACCTATGAATCCATACGCAGAATCACTTACTATTCTACCTAAATTGGTAACTGCATAAGCAGCACTATTAGTTTGACCTGCAACTTTTTTAAGTCCTGAATCTGCTGCACCTAATGAACTCTTTAAATCGCCAATTTTATTCTTTAAAATACCAATACTATTCTGCAATTTTATTATATCCTGAGTATTAGTTGCATTTCTTAACTCCGAAGTAAATGCTTTTAAATCATTTTCTGCAAGTTGCAACTGTGCAGATATTAATCGTGTATCTACTGATATTGGCACATTTACAGGAGGAATATTACTCAATTTTGCCTCTGCATCATTAACACCAGTCACTAATGGAGTAGTATCAGCATCAACCGGAATTATTACAGGATTAGATTTTATTGAATTAATATCATTCTGAACTGTGTTAATCTGTGTAGTATCTGCAACTACTACTAACTCAACTGGAGTAGTTTTTATGGCATTTATATCAGTCTGAACAACATTAATAGCAGTAGTATCTGCAACTACTACAACTTCAACTGGAGTAGTGTGTATTGAGTCTATCTGATTCTGAACAGTATTTAAATTAGTAGTATCCGCATTGACAACTAAATCTACTGCTTTCGATTGTATTGAATTAATCTCAGTTTGTACGTTATTCAGTTCTGTTGTGTCAGCATTTACTACAACTTCAACTGCTTTTGATTGTATTGAATTAATTTCAGTTTGTACGTTATTTAAATCCGTTGTATCTGCATTAACTACAACCTCAACTGCTTTTGATTGTATTGAATTAATTTCAGTTTGTACGTTATTCAGTTCCGTTGTATCTGCATTTACTACAACTTCAACTGGAGTAGTATGTATTGAATCTATTTGATTTTGAACGGTATTTAAATTAGTAGTATCAGCATTGACAACCAAATCTACTGCTTTTGATTGTATTGAATTAATCTCTGATTGGACATTATTTAATTCAGTTACATCAGCATTTACAACCAATTCTACCGCCTTAGATTGTATCTTATTGATATCAGACTGGACTTTGTTTAATTCTGTTGTATCAGCATTTACAATTAAATCTACCGCTTTAGATTGAATCTTATTAATATCCGTTTGAACAGTATCTAAATCTGTAGTATTTGTATTTACAACTAATTCAATTGCCTTTGATTGAATATTATTAATATCAGATTGAACAACATTAAGTTCTTTATCATTTGCATTAACAACAACTTCAACTATCTTAGATTGTATTTTATTAATATCTGATTGTACTGTATTTAACTCAGTTGTATCAGTATTGACAATTAATTCTACTGCTTTAGATTTTATCTTATTTATGTCTGACTGAACGGTATTTAACTCAGTAGTATCTGCGTTAACAATTAACTCGACTGCCTTAGATTGAATCTTGTTGATATCAGTCTGAACAGTATTTAATTCTGTAGTATCAGCATTAACAATAACTTCAATTGCTTTAGATTGTATTTTATTAATATCTGATTGTACTGTATTTAATTCAGTTGTATCAGCATTGACAAATATTTCTAATTGCTTAGATTTTATTGAATCAATCTCTGTTTTTGCCTTTTCAACCTGCTTTGTATCAGCTATAATAGTCAACTCAATTTGTCTTGCTTTTATTGAAGCAATCAAATTTTTTGTTTCGCTAATCTTCTTATTTAATGAATTGAAATTTGTATTATCACCAGTCTTAGATAACTGATCCTGAAAAGACTTTAAATCATTTTCTGCCTTCTTTAATTGTATTTCTAACTGGCTGATATCCGCTTCAACAACTATCTGTAATTTATCTGCCATTTTATTTTATCTTCAAGTTATGCCTCTGCAATATTGCATCATATCTATCTTTAGTCATTGGTTCAATTTCTTTCTTATTGTCTTTATCATCTAACATTGGCCAAAATCTTTCTATAGATCCTATTGCCTTACTTCCTGCCATTGATTCTGCAACTCTGAAAGATGCAAACCTCATAATTTTTGTTTGCTCAAACTGTTTCTCTTGATAACCTTCATAAGCAGCATAAAACTCTATAGGCATTGAAGTATAATACTGATAAGCAGTCCAACCAAGTTTACCTAATGCAAATTTTAAATTTTCGTAGGCAATTTCTGCGTTACTTTTTTTTTCTCATCTTCAATTTCCTGTCCTTTTTTAATTAACTTTTTCCAAAGTTGAGATTCAGTCAAAGATTCAGTAATTTTTTTTACAATTGTATCATCTTCCAAATTATCAACCCAATCAGAAACTTCATCAAAAGTATAATCTTCTGGTTCTCCTTTTGCATAAGTAGCAGCATAAAGTCCAGCATATACCATTGAATAAATGAATCCTATGTTAGTTCCTGATTGATTCTTTTCAGCAAGTTTTTCAATTGCTAATTGATTAAATTTAAAAGATCTTAATTTGCCTCCAATTTCAAATTCTAAATAGTTCATTGTGTGTGTGTTTTTTTGTGTGTTAATCTGTGTTTACCGTCCATCCATTTTGTATTAATATTGCTTTATCAAATATTCCATTTCCAGTTGGAGGTGCTGGAGGTGATTGAAATTGTAAATCCAACTGACCAACAGTATTGTAATTAACAACTGTAGCTAAAATATCATTTACTTGACTGCTTGTTAATTTACCATAATTAAAATTTAAAAAAGTAATTGTATTAGAATTTGTTGGAAGTATTATATTATTATTTCCATAATTATAATTTTCTAATCCAATTCCAATACCATTAAAAGTTGAAAAATCAGGAGGATTATTAAATATTCCAATACCAGTATTATTTGTAAATTCTATTGTTACAAAATTTAATAAATTTAAATTATATAAATTATCAATAGAGCAATCATATAATGGATCAATCCAATAAATTGGAACATTTACTGGATTTGTAATATCTATAGTTACTAAATAAGTACCAGGAGCATTATATAGATTAGTTAAATTAAGAACCGAAGAATTAATATGATAATATATATTTCCATCTCCCCAATCAATTGTAGCATCAAATGGAGTGCTTGATAATATTTCCCCTATAACTATATTTCCACTTGCAGGAACATTTAATCTTATTGAAAATAATGGTGGACTTGGTGGTGTAGGATTAATTACACTTATCGTTGGTACACCGTATGGCTGAAGTGTTCCTGTAAATACACCAACTGAATCAAATGCATAAGTGCTACTTAATTCAGATAAATATCCAGTACCTTCTTGAATTTCATCACCTGCCACAGGTGTTTCAGGTGATAATTTCCAACCTACAGTTTGCTCTGCCATTAATAATAATCGCAAATCAGTTCCTGATATCTGTCCTGTAATTGGATCCTGTAAATGTTGTCCTTCAAATGTATAAGATATATCAATTGCACCTGGACTTTTATCAGGTCCACAAGCAGAAGATGCATCTACAGGCTGAACACTCATTGCTTGACCTACAGAAGTAAGACAAACTACTGTGTCGTAGTTTGTCCCACCTGAAGGATCAATAAATAGTAACATTGTGCCGCCATCTACTTTATGTTCAGCCATAGTTTTGTTTTAAAAATATCTTATTGCAACGCAATCACCAGGTATTAATTTATCTAATGCATATTGACCATTAATTGCAGTATTCATATTATAATTTTGAGTAGAAGATAATTCAGTACTTGTTTGATAATATGCTGCAGATAATGGTGTTGGATAATATGCTTGATTTAAGATGACATTATACATTTCATCTACTGATGGCATTACCCAATCAGTATATCCATTAAAATTACCATTGCGACAGGCTAAGGCAGGTAATGAAGGAATACTTGCTATTATTGCAGTAGTATTAGGATCCCCATCACCTATTGCATATCCTGTTGCTCCTGTAACTGTATATGCTATTGCCCATGTATCATAAGATACGGATTGACCACTATTATAAACAACAAATCCATGTAATCCAGTTCCATCAAGATATGCAATATTCCCACCTTGATAAGATTGTCCAAGTACAAGACCTCCACCTCCACCACCATAAACAGTAACAGTCGGAACTCCATATGGCATTATTGCTCCACTAAATACTCCAACTGAATCAAAGGCATAAGTGCTGCTTAATTGAGAAATAAATCCTATGCCTTCTTGAATCTCATCTCCCGCCACAGGTGTTTCGGGTGATAATTTCCATCCAATTGTCTGCTCTGCATTTAAGAGTAATCTCATGTCTGTTCCACTTATTCTAAGACTATTTGGATCTTGCAAATGCTGCCCCTCAAATGAATAAGATATATCAACAGAACCTGGACTCTTATCTGGACCACAAGCAGATGAAGCATCTATAGGCTGAACACTCATACTAACGCCTACGCTTGTAAGACAAACTACCATATCGTAAGTAGTGCCGCCATTGGGATCAATGAAAAGCAGCATATTGCCGCCATCTACTTTATGTTCAGCCATAGTTTATAATTATGCTTGTACAGTAATAACAGGAGTGCCAAATGGCTGAATAGTTCCTGTGAAAGTTCCAACAGAATCAAACGCATAAGTACTGCTCAAATCTGATAAGTAACCTGTACCTGATTCAATCTCATCTCCAGTTACTGGTGTTTCAGGACTAATCTTCCATCCAATTGTAGTTTTTGCCATAAGCAATTGGCGAAGTGATGTTCCTGAAATTCTACCTGTTACAGGATCTTGTAGATGCTGACCTTCAAACGTGTAATTCAGTTCTATTGTACCAGGTGATTTGTCTGGACCACATGCACTTGATGCGTCTACAACTGATACTGATGCTGATTTACCTACAGTCGTTAAACAAACAACTGTATCATAACTTGTTCCTCCTGCAGGATCAACGAATAATAACATCGTACCCCCTGCCACTTTGTGTTCTGCCATTTTAATTTGATTTTAATTTATAAATAAAAACTGTTTAAAAACTAATATTCGACTTATGAATATTTTTCCACCAACTTCGCCGTATCTCTCAGTCCTGTCAGTTTGTACATTCAAATTTAACATTTGTAATCCATATAATGATAAATCTAACACACTTTTTGAATTAGGTTTTATTGCTTCCAATATCTGATTAGTAACTGTGTTTAGATTCTTAGAATTATTATATTTATATTCCCATGAATTAATTGTAATCTGTATTGTAGAAGTCGTGTCTGATGAATTATCTGTAGAATTTTCAATATTAGTAACATCAGAAATTACACAATAAATTTTATCCTTAACATCATCTGGTTCCTCACCTTCATATACAGGAATATTTAATCCGTTGATAACTTCATAATATGCTTGTAATAAGGCACTATTTACATCTTTCATCGGAATATTAATTTTAAATCTTCGAACAATTTAGGTGTCTGATTTGTTACACTTGGGTATAGAAACGGCCTTGCTTTAATTCCATTTGTTAAGATGCTCATCATTATTACATAAGCAGTTGCCTTATCTTCAATCTCTTTTTGTGATTTATTTACTCTGTTTTTACCTGACTTAGTCTTTTTAGTATAAAATCCTTGTGGTGTGATGTCTTTTCTAATAACCCATTGCAATATATTATCAAACATATCACCTGCTGATTTCCCTGTAGTTCCTTTGTGTGTTTTCGCTATATCTTGCCATTCTTGCGGTAATGTTGAAACGTATGCAGATGCAAACTTTCGTGTACCAAACTCAATATATGCTGCATAAAATGCAGTAGCATAAACTTTCGCAAATCCTCGACCTGCTTCGTGTGATATAGAACGAGCAAGATTACCATTGTCGCCTGACTGAGCCTGTACTAATGTCTTAGCCTCTTTCTCAACTCTCTGCGCCCAATCACCTAATGCTCTATCAACATTATCTTGTACATTAGATGATATGTTATTAAGTTTATCAGTTAATGCTTGTAGTCCAGTTACTTTTAATCGTATCATAATAAAACAGGGTAAGTTATTATTTCAATAAATGTTAAATTCAATGCGTCATCTATATTAATAAAATTTTTGTCTTTTATTAATAATTCTATATAATCATCACCTCCTCTTTTTATTGTATAATAACCAACTCCGTCTCCAAGTGTATTGCTAAAAAATGTTTTTGTAATATTAGGTACTAATAAAAATGCACCTGTTAAAGTTCCAAAATAACTACCAACTCCATTATAACTCCATACAATATCCCCTATCGTATTCTCATAAATATAATCAACAGTTGGATCATCTCCGCCAACTTGCGACATATCTACCCTATATACTTTATATGGATTTACATAAGTAGCAATATCAGCCATTGATGCACTTCCTTCATTAAATGCTGGTCTTAGTATAGGTATAATGTCTGTTGACTCTAATACACCAATATTTAATAAATATGGATATGGTATTCTGTAACTCATTAGAAGTATAAAACTGTTGCGATTTCGTTTGTTTCAAATTGTACTGCAAATGTCAATTCCCCTGTTGTTGTATTAACTAACACCTCCTTGTCTACCGGTGTGCCTGAATTTATTATCATAAATTGAATACCGTCTTTAAAACAATTAAAAACATGTCTACCTATCAATGCAGTATTTATAAACGATGTTTCGCCATCTATACCGATGTAATTATAAATTTGTATTGTATTTAAATCCATAGGTGCATCGCTATTTATTGACTCATCTAATTTAGTTGCTTGTATATATTCCCATT